CACATGACAACCACCACCAATCGTTCAATTGGTGGCGGCGTTCAAGTGGGGCCGACTTCGAGTCCGGCAACTCATCTGAGAAATCACTCCCCTTCATTACCCTCTTTTCTCTCCATTGTTCACCCTAACTTCTACGCTGCTTTGCAGGAGGAGGCCGGTAACATAGACGGAGATTCTAGAGAATATAAGGATGTTAGTCTCCCTGAGCCAGTACTCGGCGCTATGGTAGAGCGTCTCCCGGTGAAAACCGTTGAAGAGACTCTAACCGAAGCATCCGAAGAACTGATTGAGTATTTGCAAACCTATGGCTTCGAGCCCTCTAGGTTAAGACCCTCTTCTCTTTCTCACACCATCAGGCACTGGCAACTCTGCTCAGCCTCCTGTGGTTGGATGAAATTCTTGAAGTACAAATACGCTGCTTTCTTTGCCCATCATCTTGGTGGGGAGGTTCCTTTACCCCCCTTCACTACCCCGGATCATCCCTCCCATCTTATGGGTGGTTCGGCGGGCCGTTTCATACGGAAGATGCTCCTCTCCCCTAAAGCCCTTCAGTTCGCCATCGGTGTGCTTTACCTTAAGAAAGGTGCACCCCGACCCGACCAGGCCGCCCTCCTTGAGGGGAAGAAAAAGGCATTTAAGGCCCTCACCACAAAACAACCTCCTCCTCCTCCCTTCATCTTGCCTGATGGCACCACGTTTTCCTTGCTCGACCTTAAAGAACAGATCCGTAGGACCTGTGTTGAGCTAACTCGTGATGTTGTCAAGCGTGGTGTCCGTGTGGACGAGTCCATTCTCCATAAACCCTTTGCACCTTCCATCCGCGCTAATTTTGAACGCGGTCGTCACCAGTTTGGTACTCTCGGCTCTCTTAGTTCGGTCTTACCGATGGAGAACTATGATGATCTTACTGCGTTCCGTTTGACGGACCCAGAGACCTTTGAAGAGCTAGGGCTTGACCCGACACCCGACCCTCGTCGTGGCGTTATGGAGTATAGGGACTCGGTTGTTCCTGAGGATCAGTCTCATTCCGTTGCGGAAGATGAGAGTCGTGATAATGTCCCCGATGAAATCCCCCTCAAACTTTCGTCGAGTTGGGCTGCGTCTTTTAAGCAGTTCTACTCTTCGCTTTATGAGGAAGTCAGAAAGAAGGCCCGTGGCCAGCCCTTCTCTACTAAGCTTGTGGCTTTAGCAGAGGCTTTGAAGATCAGGGTGATCTCAAAGGGCCCTCCACTTAAGTACTTTCTCCTGAAACCGTTACAGAAGTTCCTCTCCAAGTTGCTTGGTAGGTTCCCCTGTTTTCGGCTCACCCGTCAGACTATTAATGCTGATTTCCTCACACGGTTTTTTAATGATCGCCCCTCTCCTCCTATGAGCTCACCAGATGTCTGGAACTCATTAGATTATGAGGGGGCCACTGATAATATTAACCCGTTTGCTTCGGAATGTTGTGTTGATGATTTGAATGAGCTTTTGGAGGTCCCCAGTGATATAGGCGAAGACTTTAAGTCGTCTCTCACTGGTCATACCGTTGAGGATCCGAAAACGAAGAAGCAAGTGCCCCAGCAGTGGGGTCAGTTCATGGGCTCAATAATGTCTTTTGTTGTCCTGTGTATTGTTAATATGGCCGTCATCCGACGGTCCTATGAACTTACTGTTCTTCGTCGTGTCTCTCTTCGTCGTATTCCTGCTCTTGTTAACGGTGATGATGGCCTTGTCCGTGCCCCTGCGTCCTTTCTTCCCATCTGGAAGGGCGTTGCGCGTGTTGCTGGACTTATTCCTTCACTTGGGAAGGTCTATTCTCACCCCACCTACGCTAACATGAACTCCACCTCCTATTCCTGGTCTTTTGATTCTTCTGAATTCATCTTTGAACCCTATGTTAACATGGGGTTGATTTATGGAATGCAGCGCTCTACAGATAAATCCAGCCCTGCAGACGCCTTCGACTCTGTCGATTCCCGTCACGCTTCAATCGGTTCCCGACACACCACTCTCATTGAGTCCTGTCCGCCCGACCTCCGTATCCGTGTCCACGATGCTTTCTTACGTCACAACCGACCCCTCCTCAAATCTCTCCCTGGTTTACCTCTCTATGTTCCGACTGTTATGGGTGGTTTAGGCCTTTGCCCAATTCCCGATCCGTCCTCTGACGATTTGGATACTCCTCCCTTATACGGCCCACTTCCATGGCAGCTTGCTGCAATGGAATTCCTTGAGAATAACCCCAATTCCTATCGCATTTCTACTCTTCCGACGGATGTTCCTATACAGGTTCGCTCCCTCTGGACGAAATTCATCCCTTATCACAACTCCCGGCAGAAACCCACCTCCTATAATATGACCCAAGATGATATTGGTCTGTTGGATGTGTCTACTTACTATCTCTGCCCTTCCCTCGTTGCACACGCCTTAAAAAAGGACCCTCTGCAAATTCTTCGCAGAAATCAACGTGTTTGGAGATCATTGAAGCGCCGGTTTTGCCCGCCTTCTGTCAGCCCTGCTGACGCCCTGGACTGATCATCATCCCCACAGGACGTAAAGTCGTATCGCCGAATGGCGCCTGGACTCTCGTTTAACGAGGTCGTACAACTGTGGTCGTGCTCTCATCTTTCCACTCTTCACCTTGACAGTTTTCCTGGTTAAACTGCATCGGACCGCTCACACCCCCCGTGTGGGTCGTCTCCTTGG